ATGTTAAGTGACTCAAAAATTAGAAGTGCAAAACCGAAAGAAAAGCTTTATAGGCTTGGTGATTCCGATGGTTTGTGTGTTGAAATAAAACCTAATGGCAAGAAGTATTGGCGCTATCGTTTTCAATGGCTCAAAAAAACACAAATGATGAGCTTAGGTGAATACCCTATTGTGGGATTAGCTGAAGCCCGTACTAAAAGAGATGAAGCTAAATCTTTAGTTGCAAGCGGTATAAATCCAGTTGAAGAAAAAGAAAACCAAAAAAAGGCTAAATCTGATGAGTATGACAATAGGGTTCTCTTTAAACATGTTGCTGCAGAATATAAAGCAGAAAAATTAAATAATCGTTCAGAAAGGTATCAAGAAGCTTTTCAACGCGCCTTAGATAAAGATATTTTAAAAGTTATTGGTGATAAGGATATTAAAGAAGTCACCTCAGCAGACGTTTTGACTATCATGAAAAAGACGATTGCACGAGTTAAGCGTCAAAAAAACCATGGTACTGGCGAAGTGTCAGCAATTCAAAATCGTACTTTTATTGGCGGCGTAATGCGTTATGCAATCGCCACACTTAGAGCCGACTATGATCCAACCTATGCCGTTAAAAACGTTGTAGAACGTCCCGAAATAGAACATGCCAGACCCATGGAAAAATATGAGGCTGTGCAACTTAGAAATAAATTAAATAGCTATGGTGGATCTACTACAGTTAAAAATGCTGGCCTTGTAATGCTCTACTCTATGCTCAGGACTATCGAGATCCGCCGCATGAAATGGGAATATGTTGATTTTGAAGCTAGAACAATTACATTCCCAAAAGAGATGATGAAAAAGAAACGTATTCATATCGTTCCTATGTCTGACCAAGTTTTTAATATTCTTCAAGAACAGCGCAACATTGTAGGTAATCGTGAATATGTTTTTCCAGCCATCTATCAAGATGGGATGCTCTCCGCTACTACAATGAATAAAATGCTCGATTACATTGGCTTGTCTGATGTCACTGCTCATGACTTTCGTGCCACTGCATCAACCTTGTTAAATGAAAAGGATTACGATGACAAATGGATTGAAAAACAATTAGCGCATGCAGATGGTAATAAAACTAGGGCCACATATAACCATGCCAAATATTTAGAAAGCAGGCGAAAAATGCTACAGGACTGGGCTAATATTGTGGATAGCTGGGCGGTTTAACCGCCTTGCTTCTTCTGAAAATGCCACCAGACTTTTTTATAATAAACTTCGTCACGCAAGAAATTAATTTTTAATTCGTTGCCATTGAGGTCATAAATTTTAGTGACCTCTCCTTTCTTATCTAGATCTGCTAATAGATCTGCAACGCGAGAATATGCATGATAATGAATTTTGATTAACTGTGAAGACATAACAATAATTCAAAGTAATTTTAATAATGATACATCAATCCATCGTTCAAGTAAGTTAAGTGTATTGCGCAAATTTATGCTCATATTTGCTTAATATTGATATTTTTGCGCAAAATTATTCTCAGAAGAAAAAGGCTATTTTAATTACTCTTCTATTTTTTGATACAAAATGCCAATCAAACATAAATGTTATTTTTTCTCTAGTTACTATTTTTCAATAACTTAAATTAATATCGAGAAGTTGGCCAAATACTGCAGCTGCTTTGGCCAACCTTAGGTAGTTGGTACAAAATGTCAATTAACAACACACTGTACGCAAATGCTGACTCTAATATTATTTTTGATCGTATGGGCTGTGCAGCCCGATAATAGAATACACAGCACAGTAATAATCGAAGCAAACTTAGTTCGCTTACTGTGAAAGATTTTCATGCTAGCCGATCCGGTTAGCAATCCAGCCATAGAAAAACTGTTCCTGCTTTGGATTACGCTCACAGATTTCAATGTAGCGTTGCCCTTGCATAATATTGAGCACTCGCACCAGAACCTTCTCACCTTCTTTCCCACGTTTTGACAAGTATGTTTTAAGGGCACCTAGCGTTGCTGAGCCATAAACACCATCAACCTCTAAATCTGCATATCCAGCTTTACCTTGGTTATTAAGCAAGTTCAAAGCTCGTTGTAAAAGAGGTTTTGCAAATCCGGTACCGCAATTCACACCAGTGTCTAGAAGCTCTTCAGCTACTGCAGAAGAAACAGCATTTACTTGGTCAAATCGCGGAGCTGTCCAGTATTGCTTCTTGTAAATAGCTTTGGCCACATCAAGCGGCAAATCTTTCATATTGCCATTCCAGCCATTTTCACGCGCAACAGCTTGTGTGATGCCATATTTAGTTGCACCACCACGGTCTGCCGGGTTATTTACGTATCCACCTTCACGCTTGATCAACTCTTCAAGATATTGTTCGATATTCATTTCGTTTTCCTTCAGTTATAAAAAAACCGCCCGTAGGCGGCATTTAGAGTTAAGTTAATTACTGCTCAGTTGATTCCTCAGTTTTATTTTTCTTTTCCTGGTCAGAGCTTCCGAAATAGAATCCACAGGCAGTTGTCATTGCCCCCGCAATGAAACCCAATGCTGTATTAATTAAATTGCTGTTCTCACGTGGCATATTCACAAAAAATAAAGCAATAACCAGTACGAACATTAACGCCACAAGTGCAAAAGCCAGATAAGCTCTAGTCTGTTCGCTTGTCATCTGAACCCCCTTCCAATCGTTTCTTAGTTAGCTCATATTGCTTCGTTTGTAGCTCGTGAATCTCATCCTTACGCTTATCATCTCTTTTTTTGAAATAGAGATTCGTCAGAAAGGTTGCGATACCGATTAAAATCGAAAAGACTACAGCCCAATCAATTTTGCCAATAACACCGATCAAGCTCCCTCCCACTACATAACCATAAGTGAATTTTGTTGCAGTCGCGGCAGCCGTGCTTGCAGCTGCTCCAACTACACTATTTGTCTGATCGTTCATGCATGCCATCCTCCAGATCGTAGGCAATAAAAAAGCACCCGAATTGGGTGCTGATAATTAAAGGTTTATTAATAGTTCGATACATCGATTAACATGTACATATGTCTACAATATCCATTGTAAACAGCACTAATATCTTGTGCGACTTGCACCTGATTTGAGGTATAAGTAATAGTATTGCCCTCAATAGCACAAACTGATGACATTGCTATGACATCTTGACCTTCAGGCGTCCACTCCGAATAAACAGTATTTACTCTATTTAAGGGAATACATGCATAAGACTTGCCAATCGGCAAATACTCGACCTGAGTATTGTAGTTTGAATTAAACATTGGTCGATAAGTATTGGGATCAATAAACATTTTTATGGGTTTCAAATACTCTGCACCACTGTAATAAACTACTTTACTTGATGCATCTAAACAGACTACACCAATACCATGTTCTGGAATACTGCTTCTAGGCAATCGACCAAAAACAAACACATCTAAATACTTAGATGAATTATTTAAATTGCTAACTGAATTAGCCACACCATCATAATTACTTGCTGAGCAAACAATAGAAAGCGTATTGGCTTTCATACTTAAATAAGCAGAAGGACAAACACAACTAATTGCAATAACAGGAAAATCTATCCCTGTTATATCTACTTCAAAAGTACGATAGTAATAGGTAATCCCAGGTTCAGATGTGAAGTTAAAACGTTGTTTTCTAATAAATGCAAGATTGAAATAGTCATCATCAATAGCATTTATGAAGTCATTCTTTACTAAGAAATAGTTATCCATCAATATTCACCAATATAAACTTCAAAATCAGTCCCTGCTTTTGGCTGCTCACTGGTCGCGATGTATTTAACCGTTACAACCTGCTTGTTAGAACTAAGACTTACTTCATAGTTAATTCCCAAAGGGGCATAGATTGGATCGACTGTAGTTGCTAATCCTTTTGGAATAAAAAACATCGTGCCATCAAGTGGCTTGTTAAGGTTTAATACTGCTGAAGTTTGTCCATTCTCGATTAGAACCTTCCCTAGTATTTTAGGGATCTTCACAGTTCCATCAAAAACAACTTCCCCTGATTCAGAATTTATTATCATTCCTGTGGGCATTTACCATCTCCCAATCCGTACACGCATAACATTGTTTTCGTCGTAAACTTCGATCCTCTCACCACTAATTACAGTCCTAGCACCATTTGGTTTTGATTGATCTGCCAATGAGGTAAAGGTACCAAGATTTGCACTAATAGCACTTAAACTATCTGCATAAATTTTGTTGGCGTTGATATAGCTAATAGACGCGCTGTCTAAGTACAAGCCAGCAGGAATCACTGTCCCATTCGGCAGAGTTGTTGCTGTTGATTGATAGACGAATGCATATTTAGGCGTCACAGAGCCGGAAACAGTTGAAGGCGCACCAATTGCAAACTTATTAGCTTGGATGATGAAATCGACTGTTTTGCTGTCATTCTCAATGCCAACGCCACCAACCAAATTGCCGGATTGCAGCTTCAATGTTGCTCTTGCTTTCAGGCCATCAATTGATTGTTGTTGAGATTGAATAGAGGCTGTATTACCACCAACTGTAGTTTGCAGTGTAGTAATACTTGAGGCCTGAGTAGAAACTTTCCCATCAATAACCGACACTTTCGAGTCAAGTGATGAAAGTGCGGATGCTTCAGCCTTATTTGCAAGCCCATCACTTATTGCTTTTATATCTTGTGTCCATGTACTCCATGCCGCTGTACTCGCACTACGACGTTCAGCAGTAAGTTTCGAATCTGTGCCGCGTGCAATTTGAATAATTGGGCCACCAGATGCGTCAGTCCAATAAACGTATGTTTCAAGAGAGACATAAGTGCCCATGCCAGTTAAACCTAGCACAGATGCTTGTTTGAACTCGCGAACGATACGTAATGGATAGTTTGACCAGTACCATGACGGCGGCTGATTTGTTGACCGCGTATCGGATACTGAAACATCCTTTAATAAACCATTCACAGATGCATTCAGTGAAGTAATGCTTGAGCCGTGGGATGTAATTGCACCTTCTGTTGCGGTTACGCGGCTTGCGAGGTTTGTAAGCGCAGAACTATCTGCTTTTGTTGCTAATGTGCTGTTAATATTGGTGATGCTATTGTTTAGCGAGGTAATACTACTGCTATGTGAAGCAATATCCTTACCTTGCTGAGTGACTGTGTTGGTCAATGAAGAAATGGCTGAAGCATTTGCGTCCAGTTGAGAGGTCAAAGTTCGAGAGTCACCTAAACCTACAGGTACACCATTCACAAAAGTAAGCGGGTATTCAATCCACTGATTAGGAACAGTCGAATCAAACATACCGAGAATACCATTGCCTTCATCTAGGTCTTTGCGTCCTACAAAAATAGGAAGAGCATTCCAGTTCCAAGATCTGAAATATGTGTCGCCAGCACCACAAGCAAGTAAAAGCGCACGTAAATCAGTATTTGGGTTTGAATTTCCAACTGAGCCAATGTTGTCTGTACCCACGATTGCAAAGTAAGTGCCCGATGCAAGCGCCTTGATAGCGGCATAGATGGCGTTACATGCAGATACGATGTCGCCATAGGTGTCATATTGCGTACAGCTTTCAACGTCCCCATTTTTAAACACAATGAGATTTAAACCGCGCCCAAATCCATATAATCGCGTATTGTTTCCAGTGTAGACGCCAGCCGCCTTTGGCATGCCAACGGCAGAGCTGTTACGGAAAGTCACCAGCGAATATGACTTCGTATTACCGATTTGATTTGTGAGCGAGGTAATGCTGCTGCTATTTGATGTAATAATATTGCCTTGCTGACTTACTGTATTAGTAAGATTTGCGATAGCAGCGGCATTTGCATTGCTATCGGGGATATAATCATATGGACTTGGAATCCAAGCATCTGTTGTGAGTACATCGCCTTTGACTAAAACTGCCCAATAAACAGTACCGATAGTGCCCTTATCTGCGGTCGGACGGTTGATCATGTAGAAGTGGATAATTGGGCCAGAGGCAACTGCGCTGTTTTTAACAAAGGTAACTTTGCTGACAACCTTACCGTCTGTATTAACAATAGATTGCAAAGTCTGGCTACCACCACCCGCGTAAACCGCTAGGTAAGAGTTGTTATCGCCAGTCCCTCGTTTATGTTCAGCGCACCAGATCAAGGTGTATTTAGCGCCAATTTCCCAATCTTCACCTAGTTTGTAAGTGTGGTGTGGGTATGAGACGCCATCATACAAGCCAACTACATTTGATTTAATGAGAAGGTTAGTTCCACCTTTTCCGCTAACTGCTAATGAGTTAGTCAATGAGGTAATTGAGTTACCTTGGCTTGTGATATTTCCTTCTGCATTTGTTACGCGGTTAGAGAGCGAATTTAACGCTGTCGCATCTGCCTTTTGAGCAAGGGTGGCATTGATGTTTGTGACGCTATTGTTGAGCGAAACAATATTGTTAGATGCGGAAGTTACACGGCCGTCAATATTTGTAACTTTGGAATCAAGCGACTGTAATGCGCTCGTATCCGCTTTACTCGAAAGTGCGCCATTAATGCTTGAAATGCTGTTGTTGAGTTGGGTAATAGAATTACTATGGGAAGTAATGGTATTACCCTGCTGGCTGACTGTATTTGATAGGGTGTTAATCGCATTCGCATTGGCTGCAATAGCATCGCTATAAGCCTTTGGAATGGTGTCGTTCACAGCCGTTACATCAAATACTTCATAAGAAGCAAGAATGACAAAGACTGGATTATCAACCGTTGGTACTGGCGGGTTAGTACCGGCAATTACGCGGAAATGACCTTGAATAGTAGAGCCACTTAAATCAGCCCCACCTTGTACGACAGAGTAGTACGTTTCAAATTTGCCAGTTCCTAGATCATTACCCAAGATTCGGATGTATCCACCCGTACCCGTAGCATTACCGATGGCTTGTAATTTTGTACCCACTGGCATCTTAATAATTTGTTTAATTAAGAAGGTTTTATTTGCAGTGAGTACAAGCGTAGGTGCAGTTGGATACCAGCCACCGCCCAAAGCTTGAGTCGCTTTGATCAGCATTTCATTAGTTGAGCCAGTTGGGTTGTCCGTTGACTTGGCTTGCTTAATCCATGAGGTGCCCGCAGGGAAACTGTATGCAGACAACCCGCCCGCAGAGGTAGTTTTAAAAGTTGGGTCGTCACGTAAAGGCTTGCCAAGAGATAACAGTCGAGCCAGAACGTTTACGTCGTTCAAGTTACTGTTTGTTAGATCAAGGCTATTGCTAAGCGAAGTAATCTGCCCGCTTTGACTTGAAATCTTGCCTTCGGCTGTTTCCACTCGGCTAGTTAGGTTATTGACCGCGCTTGAATCGGCTTTGTTTGCCAGTGTTCCATTGATTGAGGTGACGCTATTTTGTAGCGATGCAATTGAATCACTTTGATTGGTGATCTTGCCCTCAGCGGTTGCCATGCGTGTCGAAAGTCCACCAACCGCAGTATTTGTGCTGTTGATATTTCCTTCGGCTGTAGACATGCGCGAATTTAGTGACGTAATCGAATCTGTAGCAGTGGTTAGCCGACCATCGATATTGTCAACTTTTGTTTGGGTCGTTTGAATTGCAGAAGCATTGGCGTCAATTGCAGCCTTTGTATCACGAGGGCTTGGACTCCAAGCGGTAGCCTTTGTGCCCGCTTCAATTTGTAATTTACGAATCGTCGGGATACGGCCAGTTCCATACGTTCCATAGAACTCAATTGTCGAAACAGTTGTACTTGCCGTATGCGCTTTTGGACTAACTGTTACTGAATATTTGGCAAATTGATTTACGATAATTGCATTAACGGAAGTAACGAATTGGTGAGCAGAACCATTTGACGAATAAACTTGAACCGGTCCAGCCACAGGAACGCTCATTTCAAACGAAATCGTGATTGGCTTCTCAAGGTTTTCGTCATAGAACGCTTTTAATTCGGCGCTACGTTCATACAGTAAATATTCGCGATTCGTTGCGGCAGTTGAAGTGCGAGGAGCTTCGGAGTTCGCAACAACGTTTACACCACCAATCGTCAATTGACTGTTGAACTTGTCGATTGCGCCAGAGGCGGCAGAATCAGCCTCAGTTTTTGTGTAGTAGTTGTTTAATGCAGACGCGTCAGCTTTAGTTGAAAGCCCCTTCTCAATGCTGGAAACACTGCCCTGAAGCGAGGTAACGGCATTGGCAGTACTTGTTACTCGACCATCAATTTCTGATACTTTTGAATCCAAAGAATTGAGAGCGCTTGAGTCAGCTTTGGTTGAAACGGCTTTGTTGGTAGATGCTAGATCGTTTTGAAGAGAGACAATTGACGACCCTTGTGATGAAATTTGCCCCTCAGCATTAGAAACGCGAGTTGTTAATGCATTTAAAGCCGTAGCATCCGCTTTGTTTGAAAGGGTTCCATTAATCGTATTAATGCTGTTGTTTAGTTGCGTGATCGAATTGCCCTGAGATGTAATTTTCCCCTCGTCGTTCGAAACGCGTGTAGTTAGGTTGTTGATTGCTACAGCGTTTGTATCTAAGGCATTCTTAATCGCATTTAGATCAGCAGGACCCGCCGTCCACGTAGAAGCAGGCTTTTCGGAACCGACAGACTCTTCTAGCATCAACATATCGATGAGGTATTCGCCGGCAGAAGGCCCCGAAGGGTTGCCTACAACATAGACGGTTGCGCCGATTGTGTTTGCAGGTGAGTTGACTGGTTTAAAGGAATAACGTTGACCGTTAGCGTTTGGAGCAACGTAAGAATCTGTTTGACCTTGTGGAAAAATGATTCCGGCATTTGTTGTGATGTTTCCAGTGCTAGGGTCACGAATAAACCACATGATGTTGAAACGGAATGATGGAACGGCCGTTGATAAAGCCTTCAACCAAGCGCTAAATGTATAAGCGCGCCCCGCCTCAACTTGCATCGCCATTTGTGATGGCGCTAGAGCGGCCTGAGCGGTGCCGAAATACACATAATGAGCCGCCGCCGTGAATGACACTTTGTAAGCCTTACCGTTTCGACGTAACGCAGAGTCCACTAAAGCTACGGTACGACCTGCTCCACCTAGAGCTGGAAGTTCTTGTGGGTCCGAGAAGGGCGCAACAATGTTATTAATGCCTTTTCCGCTGCTTAATTCTGATTTAAGAGCTGTAACGGAGTTTGCGGCAGCGTTAGCCTTGTCTACCGCTGTACTTGCGGTTTGTTGAGCTGTAGCAGCAGAATTAATCGCTTCGGCGGTTTTGCCCTCGTTTGTGGTCAAACGGGAATCAAGCGACGTGATTTTCTGAGCATTGGCATCTGTATTCGTGGCGTTCGTTGTGATCTGCTCTTGCAAGCTAGATAACGAGCCTTTAGTGCTTGATTTGAACGTCTCAATGTTGCTTAACAACGCAGCATCTTCTGACTTGCGCTGAGACGTTTCTGTGGTGAGACCATCATTCAGTTTAGAAATTGCCGCTGTGCGTGCATCAGTTTCATCAGCGATTTTCTTATTCAACTGATTTGTTGAGGTTGTTAAATCTGAAGCAACTTTTGATGCTGCCGAAGAAGCATTATTTGCGGTTGTTTGTGCATTCGTTGCGGTCGTATTCGCATTAGTAGCAGTAGTTTTTGCTTCTGCTGCTGCCGTTATTGCTGAAGACGCATCTTCAGCTGCCTGATCAGCAGTATTTTTAGCATTGGTCGCTATAACACTCGCATCATTTGCTATTTTTTGGGCTGAAGAAGCTTGTGTTTGAGCAGTGGTTGCTGCCGATTGAGCACTCGAGGCCGCCGTCTTAGCTTCAGAGGCCACAGCCTGGGCATTGTTAGCTGCAGTTTGGGCTGCTTCAGATACATCGACTGAATTTTCAATTTTACCTTGAAGCTCTTGGGCAAGATCACTCTCATTAATATGACCAGAAATAAGATCAAGAACCGCTTCCGGATCTGCTGTGGTCGTACCATTGACCCATTCAGACCAAGGACCAACATTGCCAATCCGGTCAATTAATCGACCGCGATAAAACTGTCTAAGATTAGGTTGTAAACCTTGGATTGTGGTAGTGGTAGTCGGATATGCAAACAATCCTAATTGAGCAATATTGTTGATGCCATCAGGTGAAACTTCAATTTCGGTATAAGCTGTATCTTTTGCACCTGTTGGAGGGAATCCCCAATCAAGCTTCATTCCAAACAAAATACCTGTGGCACGTATAAAAGCTATTTTCGGCGGTAATCCCTGCTTTCCAGTAATTTCAGTTAAGGAAGATGTAACCGGTAAAGATGCGATTTCAAAAGCAGAAATTGCGGTAACACGAGCTTGATATTGACCTGAATAAACACCAGGTACCTCGACTGAATTATTTCCTGTTTGCGGTAACCGGATCCACGATCCATCATCTTTTCGCCACTCAACCAGATACTTAACGGCACCTTTCGCTTGCATCCAAGACACAATCATTGTGGTGATATTAATACCCTGATCAACACGACTTTCAGTCGTAATCAAAACATCTTTAACCGGTTCCTGGATTGAAGGATTAATAATTGAAATAGGTGCATCTTCAAAGAATGCCCCGTTATCAATTTCATCAAATTTTTGCGGGTTGTACTGAAGCGCTGTAATGCTAAATTGGTGTTTTTCTTCTTGCGAGATTGAAATTACGCGGAACTTCATTGTCGCTAAATCTTGAGCATCAAGAACCCATACGTTTTGTACAGCAATTGAATTCTTATCGAATGGAAGTGTTACTGTGATAACCCGACCAGAGATCGACTGAACAATTCGCGTTTGTGCTTTGCCATTTTCGCCATTGATAACCAGACGATCACCAGCTTTAGCAATAACGTCATCTCGATCAATGGTTATGCTTTTGAGATCAGCAGAAATTTTAGATACACGTCCGCCATTAGCACGTCCTGCAAACAGTTCATCCGCAATTTCAATTACTCTTCCTGGCAGTGGAATATGCCCATCTAAACCGACTTTAAACGAAACTGTACGAGTCTCCTTTTGCTCGGATTTTAAAGCCCAGTGGCCTGCACGTTGAGCCTGGCCACGAGAAGTACATCCCCACGCATCTAATTCAAGAATGCGTACTTGGCCAGACTCAGCAATAGCATTTTCATCGCGAACAAATTCGTATTCTGTTTTATAGTGATTTGCAGGATTATCCCACGCAACCTTAACTACATTATGCCGATCACGTGCACGTGTTCCTGAGTATTCGAAAACACCACCAACCACATTTGCACGGGTATAGGTGAAATATGTGTCTTGTGGTATATCGGCATCACATATAATGCTTGTACCATCCCAGAAGGCAATCGCTCGAAAGACACCAGCCAATTTCATTAATATACTGAAAGCATCTTCAGCATTTTGAATGTACACATTACATGTAAATCTAGGTTCTTGGCCGCCAAGTCCGTCGGAAACGCTTTGATCGCAGTATTGAGCTAAACGGTACAAAGACCATTTATCAATCATGAATGGGGTTAAGCGATTTCCTAAACCATAACGATCATTTGTACAAAGGTCGTAGTAAATCCATGCCGGGTTATTTGTGTAAGCTCTTTTAAAAGTACCATCCCAAATTCCAGTATATTGTCGCGTTTGCGGGTTGTAATTGGTTGGTACTAAAAGCAATCGACCTTTCAGATCTACAGCTAATTTCGCCACATTTCCAAAAGTTTCGGCATCATATTGCAGACCTAATAATGCCGTATTTGGGTATCTTAATTTTGCATCAACAACTTCAGTAAATGCCTCAACATACATTTTGTCGCTTACAAACTCAGAGGTTGAATTAGGTGTAATGCGACGTACCCGGATTAACCAACCACTATCGGCCTTTGGTAAATCAATACGGTGAGCTCGTTCATAATTTGCAGAAGTCTTATCGGATATTTTTGTTTTTAATACTTCTGTCCAGGCACCACCGTCAGTTTGTATATCGATAGCATATTCAATTGTTATACCACTAACATCACCAGTGCTTGAGTCCTGCTGGCGAAGTGGTCCCCACTTTAAGCGAATACGAACGGCATCAAGATCAATATTATTAAAAGCTCGTACCCATGGAGCACCTGACTTCAATTCGACATCGACAGCAGTTTCACTTTCTACTGAAGGAAAACCTTCAATGTAATCTTGATCATTAGTTCCTTTACGGAAATCTAGTTTTACGTTTGAATAATTCAGATTCCCATTGGCATCTTGTAGTGGAGTTCCTTCAAGAAATATTGATTGATTGCCATTGGCTAATCCTTCAATTTCGCCTTCACCTAAACCATATAAGATTTTTATATAGGTTTTAGATTGTGCGGAATCTGGAGCAACTACAGGTTTTCTTGCCTCACCTTTGCCCTTTTTCGCGCCTTTTACAATCGCCATAGGTTTAAATCTCGCGCAATAAAAAAGGCGCTTAAAGCGCCTTAAAAAAACATCACAACAAATTTTCTACATCTGGTCTTCAGGATACTGACCAGCACTCACAATGAATCCACCAACTTCACGTTGGCCATATAAAACTGGAACAGGGTTCCCTTGGGCAACCGTAGTTACAGCTCCACCGAATCCTTGGTTTGCCCTATTACCATCTTGGTTTTGGTCCTGAGTATTATCGACCTTTGGCATAAGCATCATTGCGACTCCACCAAGCATCATGCCGATACCCGCCCCGATTAATCCTTGTGCCACAACTGCACCAATACCAGTCCATCCAGCAAACACCCCTACAACCACCCCTACAACTACCATAACAGCCCCGATAATTGTTTGAAGGCCACCACCCCCGCCTGCTCCAACTACTCTAGGCACAACATGAATAATTTCAGCTTGAGTATTCATATCAAGCTGGTCTTCACTGATATTGTCTCCAGTAATCAGTCGTTTTGATTCATGGTCATAAATTGATGGGCTTTTCTTTCCACGCTTTTTGCTTGAATTTTTACTCTTAAGAAATACAGCAAACTGGAGTCCTTGCTCATGTGCTTTCAACATGAACTGCTCGAAACCTTCAACTTGTACTGCTAATGCACGCATAGCTTCACGTGTATTTAAAACATCAAGTTTAAATTCACGGCCAAACTTTTGTCCCAATACTCCATACAGTTTGATGGTTTTTAACATCTCGATGCCTCAATATCTTTACTGTTCGCTCTTGCCATTGTTGGCCATAAATTTCACGAACAGATTTACGATTATATGGATGATGAAGAATTAGACTTGAACCTATGCATTGCTCAGTTTGTTCCGATTTAAGCTGCCCATTATCCCCCAGCCAAACAACCGCATGATTGGGATGTTCAGTACGCCCAACACGACAAACAAGCATATCGCCATATTGCGGCGTATCTACTTCATAGAAGCCTGCTTTCTCATAATTCTCAAGATAAAGTGATGGATGATCTTTATCTTCCCACCAAGCATCTTTACGCTCGAAATCCATAAGCTCGACTCCTAATTCACGACTATAAAAATCGCGTATAAGAGCGTAGCAATCCTGCCAACCGTGAAAATAATTACGCCCCACTAAAGGGGCGCGATAACCACATGGTTCATATATTTGAAAATCTAGATCCGGATAGGAACAAATTACCCAAGGCTTTTGATGTAACTCAATTTGAATTAAGTCTAGTTCTGAGGCTCTTGTAGTTCCGTCAGGGTGGGAATGCACATACGCTAATATCTCGCCCTGGTCTTCTGCAAAAGCTAAGTCTTCAGGATGTATTTCAAACTGATCTGATTTGTTTGCTACATTTCGACAAGGGATATATTCCTTGTCTACAATGACCCCACAGCATTCATGCGGATAGCATTCATCAGCATGGGCCATTACCGCTTTTTTGATTTTTGCTGTTAGTTTCATAGGACCTCAAACTAAGCTTGATGCTGGGAATCCTCCAAAAGGAAGGGGCTTGTTTTCTCCAAAGCGTAATCGGCAAGAGCGCAACCTTCCTCCACATCGATCTAATGCAGGGTTATCAGTTGGCTCATCCTTTTCTGTAAACATAGCAGCGCCGGTATAACCACATTCTTCACCACGATATTTCCCCATCGTGCACCAATGGCACAATGAAGTAATTTGACGAACTGGTATTCTCAACCCCTCAAAATCAATCGGGTTTGAAAGCTCAAAAGTTACTTGTTGAGCATTTTCAGATGTTTTCTGCTCGATATACCAAATCTGCTCTTTTGATTCATTTGATGCTGTTGGATTGCCTTCTGGAAAGTTCTTGGCATCAAGATACTTGGTGAGTGTGGTTATAACTTTGAGTTTAGCTCCAACGAAATCTTTACATTGGAGACAGTAAGCTGAAATTGCACCTTGTATTCCGTTCAGGTTATTGGCGATTGTTAATGTGGGAGCCGAAGCCTTACCATCTGATCTCATTTCTAAACCAGAGACATCCAGACTAATAGCTTCAAACTCCTGACCCTGCCAAAAAATACTTTCCATTTGCTGATGGCCATGAAATCGAAGAATGCCAACTCCATACGAGCTGGCATCTAATTCATACAGGTGAATTAATCCACCTGGTTCAAGTTTCTGGAAGTCACTTTGTAAAGTCATGAGACCTCCTTAAGCTTGACCTGAAACAACTGGAGTATATTCAATAGTAATTTTTTTAGCAGCCAAGTCATATTTAAGGCTTAAAGTGTTTACATCTACCTGATAGAGATAAGCTGTGTTTAAGATCGTTTGAATTGCCCACTTTGTGATGTCAGCATCAAGTAAAGTCATACTTCCGTTTAAACCACCACCTGGTGTAACAGCAATATTCACTGAATCAGAAGGTCGATCATAATTAATCGCTAAAGTTTCAATTCTGCCAGCAGGCAAATTATTCCCGAAACTACGTGCATCTAATAATTGAGTGCGTAATTCACCGACAATATATGCTTCAGCAAGATCTAAAGTTTTAATAGCCATGTTTCTGCTCCAATAAGCAATAAAAAAGCTCCTTAAGGAGCCGTTGAGAAAAAATTATGGATAGAAAACTTGAGTAAATGTGGTTGTAATGCGCCACGTATCTCCACCCAAGCAAACTGGTTGATAATCCCCTGCTTTAACGCGCACTTCACCATCTAACGGCGAATCCCATAGAAAAGAATTAGCACCCTTGTGCTTATCAAAGAATGCTTTAATTTCCAAAATTTCAGCTTTCTTAGCTGTGCGCTGATAGGTCCATTCACCAGATCGATTGTTTATACCAATTGAAGTATTTTGTTCATATCCGTCACCAAATTTTGTTGATAACGTATTAAAACGTTGGGTTTGATTATTACCTTCAAGATCACACTCAAAGGTAAATTTTAAGTCACTCATGATTATTTCTCACAAAAAAAGCCCGCATTAAGCGAGCTTTTAAGGACCATAACTAAAGTATGACCATATTAATTAAACTATACCCCAATTAACGGAAAAGTGGAAACAGTTCAGGCGTTACTTAGATAACAAACCACCTTGTCTTTGTTCCTGGCGAATAATAGTTCTTACTGCATTACCAATCATTTGGCCCAATTGTTTTGAGTCGTTTTCTGTCTCTGTTTTACTTGTGCCATCGGCATTAACAGTGACATACACATTTATTGGCTTTTCGTTCGTATTCAATTGAGATTGATTAGAGTTGATTGCCTCAAACTGTCTAGACTCTCTACGTATTGCAATAGCATCAGACTGATTATTAGAAACGTAACCTCCGTTCGCATAACCACTTGGATTGCTTTGACGCATACTTTCAACAACGCTAACACCACCCCAGCGTTTAATATCTTCTTGCGACCAAACAACCTCACCTTTATGCACAATCCCTGCAGGAGTGTGTTTAAGACCATTACCGGTATAACCGCCATCAGAGAAGCCAGCAATTGTTTGGGCTGCAATTAAGCCGACATTAGCCATACCAAGCCCAAGAGCAATAGGAGCCATAGTCATATTTAATGGATAAGGCGCATTAGCTAATACATTACTGTAGGCTTGATATGCTTGAATCGTTGCAGTCCCCATTGCCATGGCTTGCTGTACCAAAAACATTGCCTTATAAGCAGCGGATTGTTCACCAGCAGACTCTTTTACCATTGCTGTCATATTTCCCCATACGCTTGACGCTTGGGATAATAATTGCCCATAAATTTCTATTTCTGTCTGCCGAGATGACTTCTGAAGCTCTTGTTCCATCAAAGTGTATTTTTCATTAATAGCAAACTTTTGCTGACGGAAAAGTTCTTCAGCCTCTAATAAAGCTTGGAATCGCTTTTCTTCATCAACAATTGTTTTATCTTCTGAAACTGCTTTAACATTTGAGGAATATGTATCATTAGCATTCTGCATTTCATCACTATATTGATTCTGTAGATTCCATGAATCATATTGCGAAGAAGTTAGGTTCTTTTTAGCTAGTAAATTAATAACATCTGATTGTGGTATTGAGGCTTGCTCATACATTGTTTTTCGATACTCCTCCAATTTTTGCTTTTGGAGTTTTCTGTACTCAGAAATTTCATAATCAAACATTGTATTAACAGCTTTGATTCGAATTTCTTTTTCAGTTTCAGAGTAATCAGTTGATGCTTTGATTTGAAGTAATTTAATCTGCTTTTGTTTTTCCAGCTTTTGAACTTCATTTAAACGGAACTCATTTAATTCAAATTCAAGTTGTTCAGCGTTTAACTCCTTTTGAGCATTGTAACGTGCTGTTTCTTTATCCGTGAGTTGCTTTAACTCTGCATCTTTAAAATGTAACTTTAACTCACCAATTCTTTTTAAATATTCTTTCTCTGCAAGCGTATCTTTATCTCGATACTGATCACGTAGCTTTTCAGTTTCCTCTTGCGTTTTAAGAAATTGATTAAGGTAGGAATCGAAATCTTTTTCAGAGACTCCTTTCATATCAAAACCATTTGATCCAGCAATATATCCTTTAACGTTTTTAACGTACTGTCTATTTACAGGACCAATATTAGTACCTTTTTCTACGTTACCTTCACCAGCATGATAGGCAGAAATTGCTTGATCCCAATTGCCGAACTTTTTAAATAAAAAGTTAAGATATTTCGCAGCTGCTTCTGCAGCTTTACCAGTATCAAAAACTTCTTTACCAACTAATCCCCACCGCTTAGCGGTACCATCCAACATCTGGAACCCACCTTTGGCTTTCCCGTATTTTGTATTCGGACCAATAACGTTTGCATCACCCCTGCTTTCTTGCATGTTGATTGCTGATAGCAGGCCAGGCAATAAGTCATATTTAGATTCAAGATCGGAAAAATTATACTTTGAGGCGTTAGATTTAACTTGGGAGTTAACAGCTAAAACTTTTTGCTGTTTCTCAAGTTCCTTGGTTTGCTGTCTCTTAGAAGCGGTAATATCCTCCTCAAGCTTTTTAAGCTCTTGCACCTTATCAAAGTTTTTTTGGAATATTGCCCATTCATCTTTAGTTAAACTGCGAGTTTTAGGGATTTTGTTGTTATCGTAAAAATCTGATAACGCCTTACCCATTTCCAGTCCATGACTTTTAATGTTGATCGTTAAAAAATCAGTATCTAAGTTTTTTTGATCATACATTTCTTTCAGTGACTTTTGCGCCTCATCTGCTGCTTGTTTTGTATTTTTAATTGCATCAGCATGTTTTTGCTGTTCAATAGCTGCATTCTGAGCCTTATTACCAGATATGGTTACTTCAATACCAAACAATTTAATTGCTGTTTTGGTCTTATCGGCTTTATCGTATGCATCCTTATATTTTTCAATTTGTTCTTCAAGTGCCTGTCTTAAGCTAGGTGGTAATTTCACTTTCGCTAGTTGTTTCAAAGCTTCTTGATAACTAATGGTTCCTAAACGTGCTTCATTTGAAATCCGAGCTACTTCAGCATTTCCTTGTGCATAATTCTGAATGTCGATTAACGCAGAACCTACCCGATATTCCATCTTTGTAAGCTCATCATTTTGAGCCTTGAATGCGGTTGTTAAGTCTTTAATTGCGTCTGTTTTGGCTTGACCTTGCAAATTTTTCAACTCCGTGGCTGATCGATTAGCCACCGCAGCTTGCTCCTCGAGCTTCCTATTTGCCTCCTCTGCCTTGTCTTTAAAATAAGTGTATGTTGCGGCCAAGGCTGAAACGCCCAAAGCGAGTGCACCAATTGGTCCACCAACAAGTCCTAAAGCTCCTTTTCCAAGTCGTCCTAATGTTGTTAAGGCTGTCACTTTTGTGGCATTGGCCTTAGTTTGAGCAGCTGCTAATGCTGTTTCAGCAGCAGCTAATTCTCGCGTTACCTGAGCCTCAATTTTCTTTAATTCGGCCATACGCGTAATTGATTGTGTGCGACCGACCGCATTCATTTGGGCTTTTAGTCGTTCAACTTCTAATGCTTTTTCAGCGGCTAGAACTTGCAATGTTGCTTGTGAATTTGCTATTTGCGCCTGTGCTGTTTTTACAGCAGCGGCTGCTTCAGCTGCGTCTGCAATAACCTTTTCTTTGCTTGCTTTTACATTTGCGGCAGTTGCTGCAACATCGGCATATACCGCAACGGTTTTAGTAGCGATTGCCTTAGTTACAAGTCCAATCCCTAACACCAGTGCTCCATCAGAAATCAACTTTAAATTTGATGCAAGAAGCTGAATCGAATCAGCAAGCACATGAGCCGCACCGCTTCCCTTACCTGACTCGCCGACAAATTTTGTGATCTCGTTGTTTAAAAGAGTGAGTGATTGACCGATAGTGATATCTGTTTTTGCAAAAAGAGCATCAACGTCATCTTGAACATTTTTAAGGGCCTTAACAATTTCTTTTGATGTAATCTTCCCTTCAGCAGCAACTGAACGTAGTTGCCCTACAGTAATACCCATCCCTTGTGCGATCGCTTTTGCTAAAGCAGGGGTTTGCTCCATCACAGAGTTAAGCTCTTCACCTCTAAGTGTTCCGCTAGCCAATGCCTGCCCAAATTGTACTAGTGCTGCATCAGCTGCTTGAGCACTTGCTCCACTAATTGCAACAGCTTTCGATACTGTTTCAGTTAAGCGGGCCGTTTCGTCCATGTTTATGTTTAGTGTTTTCGCATTGTCACTAAAACGCTGGTAGACCTGCAAAACCGAATTCCATGTCGCATAAGTTTTTTGAGCAATTCTAAATGTATCTTCAGTTGCTTTATTTAGCTCAACTTGATTCTTGGTTACTAACTTAAGTCTGTTCTGTAAGCCTGTATACTCATCCATTTTGGATATAGCCGCGCCAACTGTAACAAGACCTGCCATGTGTCCAGCAAGTGCTCTTGTTGCTACAGACAAACTATCCATGGACTTTGATGCAAAGTCCCCTTTCTTTTCTATGCTGTCGAGTTCATTGCCTAGATTTCTTGCGTTTCGTTCCGCATTTTTCGAATCAATAGTAATGACTAGACGTGATTCTTGAGTCATCTTTAACTTTTCTCCAGGCAATAAAAAACCCACTCACTGAGTGGGTTTTTTAATTAAGTAATACTTACGATGCGTTCAAATTTTGTTGACTATTGGCTACCAGTTTTCATTAGCCTTAGTCGATGTAATTGCTGACTTGTATTGGTCAATTACATTATTAAGTTTTACAGCAATTTTTTGTTGATGCTGCAGAATTGTGATAGGGACTTCTTTCCCTAGGTTGTTCACACCACCTTGAACATACGTCAGATTTGTTCTAGTTACATCATTAATCGTTACTCTTGCTTTACTATCTTTAGTATCAATTTTGATTGTAAAATTAACTCTATCATTTCCAAAAGCACCACAATCTATAAATCCATCACAAGGGTACTGTATATTCCCTTTCCCAATAATAGAACCTGTGCTTTTGTCAGCATACTGAATGACATTATTTGCAGATTTGAATGATTGAGCGATCCATATCTTTGAATCTTCAAATATCTGATCTTTCGATTTATTTGGCACTTCTATTACTTGTGATATCTCTGGCATAGCCTGCTGTGTAGGAGTTATTGGTGTCATACACCCTGCTAATCCTAAACTAAATACCCCTACTGCTAAGAACTTCTGCATAATTTCACCGTTTCTTGTAAAGTCCATCGTTTTTAATAAGTTAAATTTAACAGGTGGGAAATAAAAAAGCCACTCGATTGAGTGGCCTCTCTATTTTAAGCATGTAGTAGCTTTTCAGCACCAGCGGCCAAAAATGCAGATCGGGTTTTAAATCTTTTTCCTTTACCTACATTTTCATCAATTATATGAATTAAACGACTTGGTAAAGTGACATTGATTTTTTCTGGCTTACCTAAGTAACGACTAACATCAACTTCTGTAACTGCCCAGATCATTCCTTTATAGTCAGCATCATCTATAAACTTACTTACATCAGATGCTAATGGAATCTCCTCGCCATCTTCAGCAAGGATTTCTAGATGGCCAGAAATAGCCTCTTTTACGTTCTCGATAGCTTCATCTAAAGTGTCGCCAGCACTAAAACAACCTGGAATATCTGGAACAGTAACACCATAAGCCTCGGTGTCGTTACCTCTTTCTATAGCAATTGGATACAACATTGCACTCACCTCATGTACAAAATCGTACTGTGAAATAGGACTATATGAGTCTGATTGAAGCGGGTCAATTTAGACCCGCTTGCTTCAAAATGCTTTTAACAGTTCCGTTTGGTAAATCCTTTTTAGGATGAGGGATTGTTACTAATCCCTTTTTGGTTGGGTGTTTGAAGTGATGATGACTTCCTGAAACCCTAACCTCATACCAACCGTCTGCTTCAATCATTTTGATTAAATCCAGACTTTTCACACCGTCCCCTTGTTAACTTGATGAGACAATTATAACCCTAGAGTTATTTCAAGTAAATACCTCTAGGGTTATTTTTTTGTTGGACGCTTCATTTTTTTGTGAGAATCATCCAGAAAAATATTATCCATTGCAAAGATACAGTCGTTAAAAATATCTCTTTCGACTGGGATCTCATAATGATCACAATAGGCAGATATAGCTGCAATATCCAAAGCCAAGGGAATGCCTTGCTCATAACGCCTTGAACGGGAAATTACGTTATATGCTGAAAGAATGGCATTGGCTGTAAATGAGTATTCAGGCTTTTGAATGGTTTCAGCTATTTTTAAATTTAAGGCTTTTGCAATTGCTGTTTGTTTCTTGTTGTAGTCGCTCGCTTCTTCTTCTGAGTTGAACTTGGTCCAGTTGTAGAGGTTAATGACTTTCCCACTACTTCATCCTTATATGCATCAGCTTCTTTTTGGATATTTTCCGCCTCTTGTCTCACAAACAACCAAATTGCCACACCAAGATCGCCTAGATTCAACAACTTAATTGCATTTTCCTGCGAATATTCTGGTTCAGACACAATCAGTTCTTGATTTTCGGTTACTTCTTCAAAAACTACGCCTTTCCAGTCCTCAATTAAATGGCAGGCCGCAGCTTCAAGAAGCAATTCATGATATAGCTTGTCGTCTTTACTAGCTTTAGTTACATCATAACCTTTTGATGCAATCTGATTATTTGCACGCTCAAGGGCCACTTGATATGGTTTATATGAGATACCACGTACTTTAAATTCAGCTAATACATTCCCTTCACCATCAATATACTTACGCCATTTACTAACTGTTTTACTAGTCTGAATGCTTACTTTTAAAGCCATTTTAAACTCCAAAAAAAGCAGCCCTAAGGCTGCTATCAGATTGATTAAGTCGCAGGAACTGCTGCTGGTGTACGAGTGATGGTTGGGGCTACTTCAACGACTTTATATTCGAATGAAGCATTTAAAAGATCTGAATTACCACCACTAGGTAATGGGGCAGTAATTTCAGCTTTAGGAATAAAAATTTCATATTTATTCCCATCTGTATCAGTGATTGGAACTTTTAATGAAATTGTTTTGTTAGTGAATTGCTTTTCATACATATCGGATGTATTTCGTGACCAAGCTGCGGTAAATGAACCTGTACCTGTTGCAAGCATTTCTAGGATTGCACGTGCATCAATACCACCACCTAAACAGCGTTGTAGCTGCATAGTGTTATCCCAATTAAATGTAAAAGCGGTCAAGCATGAAATCCCAGCTTGAGAAACGCCGTCAATTAAAATGTCACCTACAGAGACATTCGACATTTTAGGATTGTTATCTGCCGCTGTAATTGTTCCAGCTGGTGCTGAAGAAAAGTTTGTACGACCAAGAGCCATTAGGCCGAAAGTCATTGTAATTAAGCCAGCTTCAGGAATATCAATTCCAAAAGTGTTTACATGACATCCACGGAAAACATGGTAGTCATTAACATCTTCAAAGCCACGTAAAACAGAAAATGTTTGACGAAGTGTGCCACCAAAAGTTAAAACATTTGAGGACCAGTTATTAAAAGCAGCTGCAGCCATCAAGTCTTGAACTAAAACGCTGTACTTCGCTTCACATTTTAATTCACCGGCATACTCTGCACCGGTAATCATTGATGAACGTGCAATACGGCCACTTGTGATTGAGTTAGAGTCTTCCTTTGTTACTGTCGCATCAAGGCCATTTTCAGTAAATTCAAAGGTCGTACGTGCGAAGGGTGATGGTGTGGTACCAACAGTGGTTTCCTTCGCGATTTGTGTTATCTGACGTGCACCACTCGACATATCTATATACTCCGACGTTAGGCATAAAAAAAGCCACCCGAAGGTGGCTATAAAATTAGGGACGTAAAAAAACCGCCCTCAGGCGGTAACTTCTTTAAAACTTAATATCAATCATCCAAATCAACACTTACTCCAGTAACAATATTTAAATTTGGTCCATTTATGCTATTAACATTAGCGAGGCGAATTTTTACATCAGAAATACATAATTTATTAGACAACTGCCATTTACTTAACTCCTTAGCCATTACATCTGCCAAGTGTCGTTCAAGCTCTTGTTTTTTAATTTCAATTTCTTCTAGCGTCAGCATGTAAGACATATCAATTCACCGTAAATCCAATCGTCACATTGTACTGCAGAAAGTCAGCATCTTTACCCGCATCTATCGTTTGACCTTGAAAGCATTCTAAATGCCCAATCCTGAAATATTCAAAATGTGAAAGTAATGCAACACTTAGAATAGTTATTGCCTGGTCTCCCGTGTCTGGTCTTGCAAAGCATTGAATCAAGATATTCCCAGTACGTCGAGTACAGGGTGTATCGGCTAATCCAGCAATGAAACTTGGACCCCACTTAATGGTTAATCGGCACCATAAGCCCTTTGCCGGTGCCAAGAAACCTGGTGCATTTGGATAATGGATTCTTTCTTGAGAAATTCCTGTAAAGGTCATCATACGGTCGACTATTGCTTGTCTAGCTTGCTCTAATGTCATTGGCATATTAGCCACCATATTTTTGAGTAATGTAAGTGAAAGTAGTGCTGTAAATACCAAGAGGTGCTTGATCAGACCAACCGTTTTCTAATCGCGGACCATAGGCTTTGTTGTTTTGAATATAGATCAGATTTCCAAGCTTAAACTTGACTGCTTGAATTGCTGCATCTTGAACTGGATTAGTTGATGGTTCACGAACACCATAATCAGCAGTTCCAATAGATACGATATGAGAAGCTCTGTAAGCACCTGTATCAACTGGACTCGAAACTACAAGTGATTGCACGGTATCCATCGTGATTTTCTTTACTTGCTCTTCAGCATTTTTCACCACATCAACACTAAAGCTAGTCGGCTTTTTCCCCTTCCACCCCATTGCTCACCTCGCTTGCTTCGTACATTTCAAATAGGTCTTGAGCGATCGCTTGAATTGAATATGCTTCAAACTCAACACTTGGTTCACTTTCACCCATTCGCTTCTTTACTATTTGCCAAACGTGAACCGCTTCATGTAAAAGCAATCCATATACTTGAATTTTGTCTTTATCCGCCGTATCACCAATTTGGACGATTGCATATGCACCATCAGAAAAAGTACTAACCTGTGCATCCGCTCCCATATCCAAAAATTGATCAGCTTCATCCATATCTTCAAATAACAAATCCATGTGAAGCTGATTTCTAGCAAGCGTGTATTGCACATGCTGAAAAGGTGTGATGTACCACTCTGGAACATATTCGGTATTAACCATTTTAGCCCCTACACTTTTCGAAGCTGACATTTCCAGCTTGCACTGATTGGATCTTGTTTGATATGCATGATGCGATATGTACCTTGCGCCGTACTCCATTCGTCATCAATCATCGGCTCTTTGGTAACTTCATTCTGCAGCACAGTTGCCTTTTTATCCGTGGCCAGTACTCCAAGTGTTTGGATCTCATATTGACTGTATGAGCCAAACAGAACGCCACGGCCAGAATAGTTTTCTTTAACTTCAACATAAGTTTCAGTTTTAGGATCCCAATTCGTTTTAGAGATCCGCTCACATGTAAAGGTATGAATGGCATCTGCTAAATCATCATTAAATGCTTCAGCAATGTCTGCCTGAATTTCGTCACGTAAGCCCATATCATGCCCTGTAAAGTGGTATGCCAAAGCCATTAAAACTTGCATTTGGATCTTTCAAATCAAGTGAATCAATAAAGTCAATTGCTATCTGTTCAAAACTAGATATTGCTTCTGATCCGTCTTGGTATTCTTTTTCCGACTCAACAGAATCAGCTTTGACCTTCTTACGCTTCAATTGCTGCTCTTTGCCGTTATAAATTACTTTGGCCAGAATTCCTTTGATAATTTCACATGCAGCATCTTTAAGAAGTGGATCAATTGGATCTGGCACAAAACCTATTTTGTTTTTCATCCAAACATTTGCAAGTTGAACCAGACGAGCTTTATCACTGTCTGGTGCAAAATCGCTGCCCAAAATTGAATTTGCGTCATCTACAGTAATAAAGCTCATTTCATTATTCCTTCGGGATTAATTTAAGGAGTTCTGCTTTGGTTGCAGATGGTTTGTAGCCAATATCTTTACTGGCCAAAAACTCTTTTAATTGATCATTTGACCAATTTTCAAAATCATTTGTCGCCGTATCCGTTGCTGGATTTTCTGCTGCCTTTCCAGCATCCAATTCAGCTATACGCGCTTGCATAGCAGCAACATCATTTTTAAAAGCATCAAATTCTGCTTGAATGCTTACCACTTTTCCTTCAGCCGCTTTAGTAGCATTGTCAGCTTGGAGTACTGCATCTTTTAAACGTGTGTTTTCAGAAATTAACTCTGAACTATCACCATTAGCTTGTTCCAAGATTTCGATTTTCTGTTTAAGTTGCCCGTTTTCTTCAATAACCTTTTCACAGTCAGCTTTTGCTTGATCAATGACTTTTTGCAGCTCTGGAGTAATTCCAACCGCGACATTTACTGTGGCCAAAGTTGTTTTTGCAGGTTCTTCCAATTTGCGAACTTCAACTGGAATATTCAAAGCTTCATAATCATTTTGAATTTTCGGGTAATCACCGTAAATGATTACCTCTTCAGCACTTCGATTTGGATATTCATAATATTCAGGGTTTGCAATAGTCCCTACTTCTAATGCAGCTGCTGCCGCAATACGTGTATAGATTAGCTTCATGATGCATTTCTCTTTAATGTAAAAAGAGGGCTTAATAGCCCTCTTATAGTGAGATGTTTATGAGTTAACCAGTTGTTGTGCCAGACAAGTCAAGCAATGTGCCTGCTGTCATTTTGTTGCTAGTAGCATGTTTTTTCCAGTTGGCACTTGAACCAAGTAAAGTAAGGTCAGGGTTTTCGCCTTTTGATGTATCCCAGCTATAACCAAGAATATCTAAGTTGAACGCGCCTTCAGCACGCATTCCAATGCCTAAGTTTTCTTCATCATTGATGTCATAAGCTCGGAAGCCAGGTACTTGTGATTCTGTAACAGTAACCGCACCCATTTGCAAACCAAATGCATCATCATCACCTACAGCATCTGTAACCAATACCGGCTTACCTAAGGTACCTGGTAAACCACCATAGATAACGATTTCAGATTCTCCATAAATTTGCTTGGTGATTGCATCATCGACAATATCGAAATAAGTATCTGAGTTCATCACCCACAAACTAATACGACCAAACTTATCACCAAACTTACGCATACCACGTGTTAGTGCTTTACGGCCATCTACCGCAATACTGCCTTTGGCAACCATATCTGGGTTGCTAGAAATAGCTGCTTTTAATGAGGCTAAACTGTACTGTAAACGTCCTGCAACCAATGCATCTGCTAAATCATAACCAAGAATCATTGCAAATTCTTCAGGTGTACGTGCACGGCGTTTGAATGCCTCTTCAGTGGAAGCATAAGGGCCATATTTATATGGGACTTTTACACCTACAGATTCACCAGAACCAATTTTCTCAGGCACTACTTTGGCGGTTGAATTCACATCACGATGTTTAATGCTACCGCCCACTTTGTAGAATGCTTCTTTGTTGAAATCACCTTCAATGATCTCATTACGATAAACAATTGCACCATTAGAGGCTTGGTTAAATACATTCAAATTGTCTTGCAAACGCTCTAAATAAGCAGTTTGTGCCAATTGGTTGTAGATGATCATGTCTGAGTTAACTGTTGTAGTCATAACTACTTATCTCCAAATATTTAATGATTAGTTCGGTAGTTTTAGGAAGGCATCATTGCCATGTTCTTTGATGTAATCTGCTTTCTGAGAAACAGACATTTCACTGCGTTTCATTCCTGCAGGCGCTCCACCTTTGCCCCCACCTTGAAAACCGCCACCAGTTCCTTTACCACCTTTAAGAATTAAGTCTTTATGCTGGTATCCACCAACCAATGACTCTAAAGCTTCATCAACATTTGCAAGTTCACCCGGGCGGACACGTGAATAAATCTTTTCGCCGTTCGGATCATATGCAACCACCTTGCCTTCTTCGATTTTGAAGTGATGACCAAAGGTTGCCTGAACCATGTCCACAGGTACTGCAATGTTGTCTTGAATGTACTTAGAACGAGCAAAACCACCGCCGATAAGTTCTTTATGTAAAGAGGCTTCTAGAGCATCACGTTGCGCAACAATCGGGGCATATTTTTCCTCAACTGCTTTGATAGCTTCAGCTTTAACTTTCTCAACTTCACCGGCATCCACCAGCTTTTTATCATCGAGATTTTGGATTGTTTGTAATGCCTTTTTAGCTGCCGCTGGGTCTTCAATTCCTTCAAAAGCTTTTAATGCTTTTTCGGCTGCTTCTTTGGCTTCACGATGTGTTTTAGCTTCATTGTTTAAGCGTGCAATTGTTGCTACCGAGTGTGGTGCATCATGTGGCATTTCTTTGCCGTCATCATGAATATAGATCGGCTTATCACCGTCTACTTCCGCATAAACTTTACCGTCGATCGTTACTGTTTTAAGTTTCATTGGTCATCCAACCTATATACACAAGTGGGCATCCGCCCGGATTCACCGTCCGCATCCGCTTCCGGCAGACATTAAAAAAGCGCCCCTAAGGACGCTTTATTTCGATTAAAAACTTAGAAGTTTGTGGCAAATAAACGATAGCCTTCGAGTTCCCAAAGTTTATTTTCGGCTGACTTTTCTGCGTTGCTTCGAGCTATACGCTCACCCATTTCAGCATCAAAGTTTTCTGCATTCACACATGCGCTAAAACCCGTTGCTAGAAAAAATTTTCCATCTAAAAATGCATGTACAAAAGTAGATGTTGTACCTCCAGGGCGCTGCTCCACTGTATATGTAACGCGGTCCATCATCGCATCAATTTGCGCTTTAGTTACTCGGGGTGCCACAGACTTTTCCGCTAACTCTTGCTCTGTTACTTCTTTGGTCATTTCTTTCTCACAAAAAAAGCACCTTAGTGTGCTGGTTAAAATTAAAATATGCTCAAGACGCCTGAAACTTAGAGTCCATTAATAAGTTCAACAAGCTTAGAGTTTGCAGCATTCGACACATCAGTATTTAACTTCGTAACCTTCAAAAGTGAGGTCAATGCTTCAATTGAATGCAGATTTGCATGACGAACATCATAAGTATTAACCCCTGCGCCCGTAACAGTTACATGGGATTCCAGACTTTTAATTTTTGGTGCTTCAACCGCTTTAAGTGATGGGTCATCTAAATTCTGGCCAACCTCAACTGCCTCACCTTCGATTACTTGTGGTTCAGAAGGTGGTTCAATAATTTCAAATCCGAGCTTTTTTAAATTTTCAATGGCAGATGTAAGTGCAAACGGATTGTAATCACCAACAGGTGAACCTTCAGGAATCAAATACTCGCCGTTTACTTGCACTCCAGAGTGAAGTTTTAGGATGCATATAATGCGTTTAGGTAGTGCATCTGGTGATGCTTGGTCCACATTGAAATATTCAACATTTTGAACTAGCTCTTGAAGTGTTTGCGGTTGCTTTGTCATGATGACCTCATATAAAAAAAGCACCCGAAGGTGCTATGGTTTGAATTAGGTTTAATGCGGAATCTGTGCTGTGGGCTGTTTGAAGTTGTATCCTAAAATAGCCATATATCTTGGAATCAACTTCCTTACAAAAGGCACAACAATAAGATTTGTACTTAGGATGTATTGTGCTTGAGTCATAGTTATTTGCTTCATAACTTCGACCTCTTTTCAAGTTTTCTAAGCCATCTACGCAATCTGTATTTTGCTCGAGTAGATAGTTGAATTTTCCCCTCACCACTTAAAGTAAAATTCATATTCCCAACCTCTTGAACAATTGTTCGTCCAACATGCGAAGTTGGTCGAGTGTATAAAGACGTCCATCCGGATCGAAGAACTTTTCAAAATCAAATTTTCCCTCTTTGAAGAGTTTGTAACGCTTTGGTCCCAACCATTCTTTTTGAAAGAAGTCATCTGTCTTTTTGAAGAACTCTTTAAATGTTATGTTTGCATCCATTTGCCCAATCAACTGATCACGCTCTTCTTTGGGGATGTCTTTCACTCTTCTCTCATCCATCACAAAAGGACGCTGACCAGCTAAAGAACCGTCTTTCTCAACTGGTACCAGAATGCTTCGACAATTTGGATGTAATGGAGGAACGCGCTTTGCTGGGTCATTTATTTCCCAAAAGCTTCCATCAAGGGATGCACAAAGTTTTGAAGTTCTTCCATCAAGAACACTCACAAATCGCACATATTTGAAGCCAATTTGATCAAAACTTTTTAAATATGCCTGGTTAGCTACATGGCTCCGAACCGTTCTTACAGTGCGCTCAATGTCTGATTTTGTGCTGTTGAGTAATCCGTCTTCATAATTTAGCTTCTTGGTACCACGGATACGCTGAATAATCTCACTATTAGTTTTGCCAGTGTTAATACCATCTCTGATTGCATATTCAACTTTTTGACGGGCAGCTTCAGTAATTCTTGATAAAAGATCATCAACTAGGGCACCACCAGCCAATGGTACCTTTTTAGCAGCAGAATAGAACTTGTCACCGCTAAGAGTTTTATTTTTCGCTCCGTATAGCTTGGCTATGTAATTAGCTTCATAAACCGCTAAAGCGGTAGCAGAGACGGTGAAAGCTTCAGGTAAGCTTGTATTTACACTAGCAAACCATTGGTCAATCAAATCTTTAATCTCTCTGAGGTTTGACGTTGTATACTTCCCACCAGCTAAAGCAATTTTCTCTGAATCATTAAGTTCCTCTAATAGATCACGCAGCTTTGAAAGCATTGCTTTTGTATCATCATTAAATAAACCTAATAATTCATTAACTGTTTTTGATGAAGCGCGAAAAAGATATGCTTGGTGTTGAGTTAGTGCCTCTAAGAGTTCTTTGATAGTTGCCGCCATATCAATTCACTCCTTGATTCAAAGTCCCATCCTGTTCAGCTTCAACATTTAGGATTTCTTCTTCATATTTTTGTTTAGGAAACATTCCTGTTTGGTTGTATTCCCACCAAGATTTGAATGAAGATCTACCTTGTAAAGCTGCTTCAAACAATTGACGAGCCAACTCAGCTAAATAACCTTGCTTGTTAAATTCCTGACTAATTTCGAACATCAGTTCATCTTTAGTCAGAACATCAACATTAGGTACTACAAATTTAGCAGCCCAACGTAAAGCCATAGACAAAGCTTCATTCATATTCACAACACAAAGTGAAAGAACGGAATGCTGCACGGCATCATCACTGTTAGATTCAGTAGCAGTCTTTTTAGCTGCGGAACCTTTTTCAATAAGTCGAGCACCAAGCTCCTTCATTTGCTCCCACTTATCCTTCATAGCTTCCCGTGCTAATGTGTTTGGATCTGCTTGTACAATCCCCAAATCACCGTTTTCAGGTAAAGGTAATAGAACTTTCGCACCGATATAAATGCCACGCTTTTTAGCCTCGTCATACCAAGCCCAATTAACTCCCTTAGCATAAAACTGTGGTTGGCCCATATAAAAAACGGACTCTTGAAAGTCCGCACTATCTCTATAATGAGCTAAATTAAGATTAGCCAATGGGAGCAATGGAGGCTTTTTAATCTCTTCAGAGTTATCAATAGCCCCCACAAAAGTGAATGGAATATAAGACCAGAAATCCCCGTTATTATCAGTGGGATACTTCTTATCTTCGCCCTTCCATGTACCCTTGTCGCCTTTTGTGTAAACTTGAACTGTATAGATGAAGTTTCCTTCATTATCAGGCTCTAAACGAAGTACTCTGTATTGCTCTACCTCAGATTTGCTAAAGCCATCAGCGCCTCGTTCTGAAGTAAATTCACGGATGACCACCAAGCAAAGCTTTTTCTGGTTATCAATCATCATTGAATCCCAATTGATCACATCAATGGCATTCAATAAGTGAATCATCGGGTAGGCTTTTTGCTGTTTAAACTCCGCAAGATTTCGAGCCGGTGTAACTGCAGGATAGTCAACATATAAAGCACAACGATAATGCTTTAATAAATGTCGGATCCCGTTCTGTGCCAATTGATAAGCACTTAATCCCGCGCCGTTAGCATTGCGTTCTAAGTGAGCTAGTTCTGGAGGAAATTTAAAACTTGGATCGGTTGCAAAAGCTGCACCAACTAAACTATTAGATGTAGTCCCCGTTACTTCATAAAAGACTGCCCGAGTACGATAAGCCTCATAAGCACTTTTATTTGCAGGTGATTGATCATGAGCATTGGGTTTCGGAAGATACTTTTCTCCTTTAGCCTTTACAGCATCCTCGCCTTCACACACATCATCTAGCTTCTGCCAATATGGCAAGTTTTTAACATATTCAGGATGTTTAAAAGTTACGTCACTCATCGAGCAAATCCCATATCAGCAAAGAAGGCCTCAAAACCTCCATTCAATTCATTAAATGCATCTGAACCAGCATCAACTTGGTCGTCATGCGTTCCATTTGGAAAATTGCGAAGCTCTTCAATAAAGTCTTTATTCCAATCACCTCTAAGCATTCTCACGTTACCCACGTTAACTTGCGCCGCAAAAGGTTGTGCACGTGTGAGTTTGTCTCCCGAAACTGGTTTGGCTTTGACGTCATATCCTGCAAGAAGTTTTACGAATGCACTAGCTTGTGATTTACCAGCTTGACCAGGATCTTGAGGAATCCTTACCGTTACGCCCATCCCATCTAACTCTGTGACTTGTTTTAAGCGCTTATTAACATTGTCTGGACCAAGCTGTCCTCTTGTAACATCGACAATGTAAGTAAAACCATCTGCGCCAAGAGCTTCTCTAACACCTGCTGTAAAGTCGCCTTCATTCTCAGTAGCACCAAAGTCCCAAGCCCTTACTTGCTTCACTACATCAGCAGGTAAAGCATCCACAATTTCAATATTGTCAGGCTTAAAAAAACCACCTGCTGGCGGTGATGGCATTTGACGATATTGCCCGGCAAAAACATACGGCGCAGCTTGCTCCATTTGCTTCAACTTTTGAATATTGTGTTTTGCTGGCCACAATGCAGATCCGTCTTCTTGAATAGCCGAAAGACATAGATGCTCCCACACTTCACCGTTACCACCAGCTACAGGAACGCCGTCTTTTCTATCACCTAGCAGCCATCCAGCCAAATCATCTTCATGAAGACGCTGCATAATGACAATAATTGGCGTTTCTGGTGAGTTAGTACGAGACTCGAGAGTATTTTGGAACCAGTCAATTACACCTTCACGGATAGTTTTTGATTTGGCTTCATCGGCCTTATGCGGGTCATCAATGATGATGCAACCACCAAAGCCTTCACGCATTTTGCCTGCACCAAAACCTGTAATGGTACCGCCAGTACCAGTCGCATAGCAGACTCCGCCTGCATCTGTGCGCCAGAAATCCTTAGCTTTACTATCCTCACGTAATTTAAGATCAGGAAAGACCTTTTTATAAGCCTTTTCTTGAACCATATTACGAGTCTGAAATGCATTATTTGCGGCAAGCATTGCCGAGTAACTGATATGAATAAACTCACAGTCAGGTTTCTTTCCAAAACACCAAGCCATAAAATTAATTACAGCAATTTCAGTTTTTGAATATCGAGGTGGTACGTTAATAATTAACCGCTTAGTCTCACCGCGATAAACTTTCATTAATGCTTCGCAGATTTCTAAGTGGTGCCAATTTTGCATCCATTTGTAGCCTCGGCGCTCCTTAAACATGTACCTTGTAAAGAAATATAAATCTTCTTGCGCCTCGATCTGGATGGCTTTATCCCGAGCCGCATCAGTACTCATCTAAGACTTCCCTCCGCGCTTTTAAGTAATCTTCCATTGGAACTGGAATTTCAGAATTAACTGTTTGAACTGGTCCGCCGTCTTTGCCTGTAATTTCTTGACGATTAGTAAATTGACCACCAATGTCTTTAGCGGCTTGCTCAAGAATTTTTAAGGCTGTTTTGACGTTTCTAGTCTTCTCAAGCTGTCTTTGGTATTGCTTCAGTCGGTAGTACTTATTAGCAATAGGAATATCAATTAAGCCTTTATCAAACTTCTCTCTGGTTGATTCAAAAAGCTCAACAAATTTCTTGCTTAAGTTTCTGCCCGAATATTTTGTTGGATCATAGCATTCACATTGGCTACGACTAATATCAACTCCAAACTCTTGCTTGACCTGTTCAACCACTTCTTGAGGGGTATCACGGCATGCAAGAGCTTGAACAATAAATATTTTCACAGGCTCTTTTAGTGCTGCCATAAATTCCCCTTCGTACAGCTACGTACAGCAAACAGGACAAAAAAAAGAGCCAAAAGGCTCAATTGATTACACAATTTCCGCAGCATCTTGAAATATCAAGATTCGAAACAAACGGCGGATTTTTTGCAGCTTCAACAATACGTTTAACGCTTTGACTAGCCCCCCACCGTTTAACCACGCCAACAAATTCTTCTACATCATGACCAGCTAAGTAATGCTTAGGCAGCCCCGTACTATCGCTATAAATGATTTCGCCGTCTTCGTCCTTCATCACACCAATGTGATAAAGCTCATGTTCAAGCAAGTAACAGAACTCTGTATCGTTTGCACGCTCACAGAAAGATGCATCGACCGTTATTAAATATGTAGGTACAAAACCAAACCAGTCTCGCATCTGTTGCTCTTGTCGAGCTTTACGCCAGCCACCGACATTGAACATGACTTTTTCGCACTGGCCTAACACCATAGCTTGCTTGCTTTTATATGCAGAAGAGGCCCAAGCAAATGCTAAAAATTCTTCATTATCGTGAAGCAGCTCAGCTATGTGATCATGATCGGGGTTATAAAGAGGTCCACCAATAGTTAAGTAATTAGCAACTACCCAGTTTTTTAAATCAGGCGCAGGTACTATGCGTATCGCTTCCTCTTCATCTGCTTGGTCTATAAAATCAGTTGGAGGAAATGGTCTGATCTGATCCAT